GGTCGTGCCGTCCGGCTGCCTCGCGCTCAGACCGAATTGGTGCTCGGCGTAGGCTGCGAGGTCGTCGAGGACTTCGCCAAAAAATGGCTGCGCTCGCCGATGAACTCGTCGGCCTGCTCACGGAAGGGCGGGAATCGCTTGTAGAACGCCCGCGCGGCCTGGGGCGTCGCCTCGACCGCCGCGCCATCCACGACGACGTTCTGGAAGCCGAGCGTGCAGGCGACGATCAGTTCGAGGCCGTCCGCATCCAACTCCTCGGCCGTGAGCGTGCCGGCCTTCCGCCCGCGCTTGGCGAGGCGGCGGTTCTGCTGGGCGCGCAGCGCCTGCTGATACTGCTCGCTGTCGATGCCGGCGAGCAGGATGCCGACCGCTTCGCCGGTCTCGTTCACGAGCGGGGCGTCGGTGGCGGGATCGCGCAGCTGCAGGAGAGCGCCGCTCGCGGCGGCCTTGGCGGTGTCGAATTTCGAGAGGTCCATATCGATCTCCGGCGGGAGAGTGAGGGGACGGCACCGCCGTACCGCCCCCTCGTGCCGCCCCGCGTGCCCGGGATCAGGGTCACGCAGCGGCGACGGGTGAGCCCGCGGCGGCGGGCAGCGGGTCAGCGCGCGGTCTCAGCCGGCGCCTCGGGGGCAAGCCGCTCGACGCGCGAGCCGGCCGGGGCCGGTGTCAGCGCGATCGGCTGGGCGTCGGTGTGGCGGGCCGCCGTCTCGCTGATCTCGATCGCTTCGAGACCTTCGGGCGTGGTCGGCAGCACGACGGTGTAGCCGTCGGCGCGCGCCTCGCGGACGGCGGCGGCGAGCGTCTTCGCGGCCTCGCGGACCGCGGCTTCCTTCGGGGGTACTTTGGCCATGTCGGGCTCTCAGGTCGGGGGCTGGCGCGACGCCCCGAGGAAGGTTGCGCCTGCGGTCAGCCGGGCGCTTACGGGGCGCTCGTCTGGTACTTGACGGTGGTGTTGTCGAAGGCGCCGCCCCGCTCATCGACGCCGACCAGGAGTGAGAGCTGCTGCGTGCGCGGGCCATCGGAGCCGAGTTCCGACTTGGTCGCGCTCGACAGGCTCATGTTGCCGAGGAAGAACGAGCAGAAGTCTTTCGGCTCCGTCTCGTTCTCGGTGAACATCAGGTGGAGCGACAGCTGATCCTCGTTGAGGAAACTCTGCACGCGGGTGACGTCCTGGCGCAGCGCCGTGATCGAACCCTCGACCGTCGCGAGGTTCGTGAACACGTCCGGGGTCAGCACGTTACCGACCACCGCCTGCCCAGCCGCGTTGAGGTTGATCGACAGATCGAGCGACGTCGCGTCGAGGATGTCACCGTTGCCGAGCCGAATGGCCGCCTCGACCGCCGTCATGCCGATCGACGTCGTCGCAACCGGCGAGGTGAAGTAGGGCGACTGAGCGCCGGTCATGACCTGCATGTCCTGACCGACGATCGTGAACGTGACGGTCGCCATGCCGTTCGGCGCGAGCCGCAACTGCATCTGACCGATCCGGCAGCCCAGGAAGACTTCCGAGCCGTCGATGTCGATCTCGCTCTCCTCGATGGTGAACGAGCGCGGCGTCGTGCCCATGAGCACCTTTTTCGGCCGCGAGAGGGTGATGGCGGTCTGCGCGGTGCCGACCGTCGTCGGGGCCTCGGCCACGGTCATCACCGTGGCGGTCAGGCCGGTGACGCGGAAGTTCTTGTTGTTGTTGGCCGTGGTCGTCCAGGCACCGAAGCGCACGACGTCGCCCACGCGGACACCGTCGGTGATCCACGAGCCGGCCGAGCGCGTGATGGTCCGCGCGGCGTTGTCCGCCGTCAGGGATAGGCCGCTCAGCGCGAGCGGGGCATCGAAGGTGCCGCGCATCACCGCCTGGATGAAATCGTCGTAGGAGCCCAGGCTGAGGTCGCCGGTGTAGGAGCCGCCGACGGACCGCGAGCCATGCCGGCCGCGGGTCATCTGCCCGTCGCGCCGGTTCTCGTTCGAGCGGATCGCCTCTTTGGTCAGGCTGATCGAGCCCGAGTTCGGGCGGAAGATCTTCGACGTGCCGGCGCCCGCGATGGTGCCGAAGGTCGACTCCGCGGCGTAGGCGACAGCGATATTGCGCCCGGTCTGGTAGGGCATAGCTCTGCTCCGATGTCAGGATGCGGCGCAGGAGCGCCTTGGGGGCCTTGCCGAAGGGCTGGTGAAGGCGGGGCGCGCGGCGGCGCGCCGAAAGCGTCAGGAGAAGCGCAGGAGCCGGATCTGCAGGGTGACGATCCGGGCGATGTCCTGGGGCGTGTCGGCCGGACCGTCGATCGGGCCGCGGGCCAGCACCATCAGGTTGCCCCAGCCGGCGACCGGGAAGCGGTTGCGGTGGAACAGGTTGCGGATGCGCTCGGCCGCCAGGACCACGCGCTCGTAGTGGTCCGGGCCGCCGATCACCGCGATGTCGCGCTCGATCATCCGACCCACCGCAGGGCCGATCATGTCGGCCGGCAGGTCGGACACGGTTGTGGCGGCAAGCGCGATGGGCCGCCGCGCCGCCTCCGGCACGGGCCGCTTGGTCAGGACGCTCGGGCCGCCCTGGAAGGTGCCCAGCAGCGCCGTCAGCGTGGTGTCGCCGATCATCACGGCGGCGAGGGCGTTCGAGAGTTCCTGCACGGGTCAGCGCCGGAAGAGACGGCTCAGCGCGGCACGAGCGCGCCCGAAGATGCTGAGCTGCCGCGTGGCACGCGCGACGGCGGCGGCGATCATGGCCTGCATCTCATCCTGGTTCCGGATGAGCGCCGGCCGGAGATAGGGGCGAGCCGCCATCTTCTGCGTCCCGTATTCGAGATGAACGGCGTAGGGCGCCTGAGCGACCACCGTCGCCCGCAGGTTCGCGAGGTCCGGCTGCACGATGATGCTCGTGTCGAGCTGCCGGGTGTCGGCGTTCGGAGGCTCGCCCGGTCGGCTGGGCACGTGGCCGGCGCCGGAAACCGAACCCCGCACGATCGACAGGGCCGCGTCGGAAGCAACGAGGTCCGCCGCCGCATAGACCGTGCGCCCGACCTCCGCGCGAACCGAGGCGCGCAGGCGCTCCATGCCGTCGAAGTTGACGTGCACGGTCGCCATCAGGCGGGCCTCGCCCGCATAGTCCAGGCGGCCTGCGCTGGATCCTGCTCGATCGGCCCGACGATGCGCCAGCGGGCGCCGCGCAGGGTGATCTCGCCGTCCGTACTTGGAACCGCGCCGACGCCATGCTGCAGAACGATCAGGCGGACGTCGGTGTCGGGGATGCCGAACCGGGTCCGGTAGCCCTCAGAGTAGCCGTCGACCATGCCTTTCACCGGGTGGTCGACGGTGGTGGTGGTATAGCCGCCCAGGCCGTCGGGCGTGGTGGTCGCGACATGCAGGACGCCGTCGAGAAACAGCGGCCCGAACGCGCCCGCGAACACCGCCTGAAGACCGCCGTCGAGAAGGCCCATCACACCACCAGGATGCCGGGGCCGCTCACCCCCCGCGCGAGGTCGGCGAAGCGGCGGCCGTAGCTGGTCTGCAGCAGGAGGTCGGCAGCCGCGGCGCCCGCGGAGGCGCTCTCCAATTCCAGGCTGCCGATCCGTAGGCGGCGGAAGCCCGCCAGCTGCGCCTCGGTGCTGGTGCCGAGCCCGTCCAGGGTCAGGATATGCGCGGCGTAGTAGAGCGCGCCCGCAGTCCGCAGGGCGTCCGGCCATGAGGCATCGACACGCGTCTCAGCCTCGGCCAGCGCCGCGGTCACGGGCACGTCACCGATCGCCGCGAAGGCGGGGAAGCGCGTCCTCAGATCAGAGGCGGTCGGCGCGGTATAGGCCATAGGTCAGGCCGTCGGCTCGACCGGCGCCGCCTTGGCGGCCTCGATGAGCTTGGCGCGGCCGACACGGCCGTCGGGGGTGATGCCGCGGGCCTTGAGGTAGGCGCGCAGCTCGTCCTCGCCCATGGCGTCGAAGTCGGGGGCCTGCTGGCCGCCCTGGTCGCCGCCGTTGTCCTGCGACCCGCCGCCCTGGTCATTCGAGGAATCGGCCGCCGCGCCGGAGCCGATGACCAGCTCGCCGGCATCGACCCACGCCTTGACGACCGGGTCCTTGTCGACCGCCTTGAACAGCTCGACGTCGGCGGTCTCGCCCGGGGCTAGGGTGCGCGCGACCGGCGTCTCGTCCGGGCCCTTCGTATAGATGATGCGCGGGCCTTTCGCCCGGTTCGTGTGCTCGACCATCGCGATGCCTCCTGCGGCAGCTTCGTAGAGGGGGAGGCGTCGGCGGACGCCCATAGTCTCGTCCCGTGGCCCGGCGACCGGGCCGCCGGATCAGATGCCGTCGAGGTAGCGGCAGGCCGCGGGGCGGCGGATGTCGACCCCGCCGAGGCGGAAGGCGCCGGGCACGTCGAAGCGGAAGGGACCGGTCTGCCACGCCGGGAAGAACCGGAACGGCATCGGGAGCCAGAGCTTCAGGACGGTCGGGTCACGCCGGTAGGCCATCATGCGGGCCGTGCCGCCGGCACCGGCGGTCTCCAAGCCGCGCACACCCATGATGTCGAGCGGCTGCCCGGTCTCCAGGGTGTAGATGTTGTTCCGACGGATCCATTCGAGGACCGTCGTCTGGTTCGCGGTGTCGATCCGCCGGGTGCTGAGCGCCGTCAGGTGCTCGTAGGGGAACAGCAGGGTGTCCGCGAGTTCGATGTTGAGCGAGCCCGTGAAGATCCCGGTGAGCGCGGTGTTCACGTCACCGATGATCTGCTCGGGCGTCTTGCTCGCGAACGTCGTGGCACTGCCCGAACCGGTCGCCGGGGCGGAGCCCGCCGTGACGCTCGGGTGGTTGAGCAGACCGGAGTAGCCCTTGGCCGTATCGCCGAACAGGGCGACGCGGTCGATGAACTCCTCGGAGCCCTGGCGGGCCGCGGCGGCCTTGTCGGTCGTCAGCTGCATGCCGAGCAGCTGCGCCTTGCCGAGCTCTTCGAGGTCGTAGCCGTAGCCGATGCCGGCCATCGAGACGGAGGTCTCGAACTGGTTGCGCAGCACGTCGGCCCGGGGCACGTCGTGCGCGTTGCCGGACAGCCACTTGGCCGCGCCGACCGTGTCCATCGAGAAGTACATCACCGAGGGGATCCACTCGGGGGCGTTCGTATCGACGGGGATCAGGCGGGGGTAGCGAACCGCCGGGTACTGCGTCCGGTAGACGACGGGCTCGATATACGCCTGCTGGCTGACCAGAAAGGCCAGGGCACGCAGAGCGTCAACAGTGTACTGGCCACGCATGGTCAGCGACTCCTCTTGCAATGCTGCTGGGGGGAAGATCCGTGGAAGCCGGCTCGGGCTTGCTGATCTCGATCCTG